TTCAAGTTTTAGCTTATATATACCTATAATATATTATACGTCAATATTGAAGAATTACAATATACGCAATTAACAAAAATAAAGTGAATTTTGGAGAGGAAGTTGGATAATATATATAATTTTGAAGAAGAAATTCAAAAATATGGATTAACAATAGAGCAATATGAAGAAAGTTTAAAATTAATTGAAGATAAGAAAATTAATAAGACTATAGATATAGATTGGTCTGATATTGTACAAAAATACAACTTGTCATTAAATAAAGATAGTTTGCGGAAATCTAATGATTCTCCTTGGGGCGGGGCGTTTGTTCATGCTTATTTGAAAAACAAAGAGAACAAAGAAATATCAGTTGATATCGAGGTGGCAAAAAGCAAATATCACAACGAGACAGCAATAAATAAAGATGGTTCTCAGTCTAGTAGTAGGTTAATAGAAATGTCCGAGGAGCAATCCAAAGATATAAATTATGTTTTGAAAGCTCATGGATTTGACAATAAATCATGGGACTTAATATCAGCTAAGAATAATATTTGGAATGTATATAGTAAGGTAGATGGAATATCTACGCTGTATTCAAGTAAAATCACTGTTAAGCCGATTGCTTTAGATATTACAAGTAAATTGGTCGAAGAATGGTTTAACAAGCTAGACAGGCAATATTCAGTACCAAATATTAAGGTAAACACTGATTACTTGACTGGAGATAAATTATTATTAATTGACATTTCGGACTTGCACTTAAATTTACATTCTAGTATGTTCACTACTGGAAACGAATATAACTGTGATATTGCAGAAGAATTATTTTTCTATGTCATTGACGATGTGCTGAGTAGAACTAACACATATCAGTTTAATAAGATTATCTTCACGATTGGAGGAGATCTCATTAATGCTGATAACATAGCTGGTACCACTACAAGAGGTACTCCACAATCTAATGAATTACATTTGTTTGACGCATATGAAAGACTATGTGCAATGATTGTTAAAGCGATTGACATACTAAAAGAAAAGGCTCCTGTAGACGTAGTTTACGTTGCGGGAAACCATGATTTAACTGTTGGATTTAAACTGTCTAAATACATAGATGCATGGTTTAGGAATGAAGAAAAAGTCAATGTTGACTACTCTCCTCTTCCTAGAAAATATGTTGTATTTGGTAAAACACTATTTGTTTTTGCACACAACGGAAATGTAAAGACTCTGCCAAGAACTATTGCTGACGAAGCTAGACAATATTGGTCTGACATTGAAACAACGGAAGTATTTTTACAACATTTACATTCAGAACAAGTGCTGTTAGAGGATAGCAATATGCGAATTCAACGATTACCAACCATTAGTGCTAAAAGTGAATGGGCAGTTGGTAAAGGATACAATTCAAAACGTCAATGTAAATCATTTATATTTGATAAAGAAAATGGTATGACGGATATACTTTACACACCAATTAAAGTTAAATAAAACACAAAAATAAAACAAACTAAAAGGAGATTTAAAATGAATAAACCAGAATTAATAAATGAGATTGTAAATATTACCGAAACAAATAAAAAACAAGCTGAGGCATTTTTAGCAGCATTCATAGATATAGTAACTGCCGAATTAGTAAAAGGTGGAGATGTAAACTTAGTCGGATTCGGAAAATTTAGTGTAGCCGAAGTAGCTCAACGTGAAGGAACTATTCAATTAGGAAGTAGAAAAGGTGAAACGTATGTTACTCCTGCTCATAATGCTCCAAAATTTAAATTCGGTAAGAATGTAAAAGATTTACTCAAAGAACAAGAATAATCAGAGGTGATTTTATGAAGTATAATTTTAATGATAATCGTGTGCAGAGTTGCACATTTGAAGATACGTTTGATTTCATCGGAGATTTACTTGATTTAATGAGTAATGACGAGGATGAATTAGGGTTTTCTGTAATCACTAAAAATCATGATTTAATAAATGACTTATTGGAAGTGTTTTTAGGATTGGTAATAGGTGGAATTTCCACTAAGATTGGCATGATTGAATATGAAGGTCACGAAATGGATTATTTCAATGAATATTCTTTTACATTATGCGACAATATAATTTGGATTGAACCCACTATTGCAGAGCGTGATGGTAAGGAAATTGTATTGAGAAGTCCTGATATGAAATTATTATACATTGACAATGATTGCGAAAGTAGAATCTTAACTGAAAATATGAAATGCGATTCTAATGTTTTGTGTTTTGATATTGGTGATGATGAGTGTGATTGCTGTAGTGGAATTTGTGAAGACTTCGAAGATGATTCTGATATTGAATGTGACGAATTAAATGATGATACAAACGGATTTTCGTATATGGAATCGGATGAAAATTCAGATCACAGATATAGTTTTTACAGTTCAGATAGGGAATTAGTTAAAGAGGCAATGAATCGTATTGTAAAAAGTAAGTAGTATATATTTTTTTGATGTAAAATGCATAAATAAATGATATTGGAGAGTGTGCTACTTGTTGTGAGTGGTGTGCTCTCCTATTTCTATGAGTGGAGACACAGTGTCGGAATAAAGACATTAAATTCATTTCAATTGCAGAGTAAACTGCTAAAAATCAATTTTAATCAGGCTCTCGATTGTGAGGGTGTTTTTATATTTGCATAGATAAGTCTAGTGGCGACAAGAAACAACGTAGGTTCGATTCCTACTCTGTGCACTTAGGAGAAATATATTGGAAGTCATGAGCCAATATAAGAAGGGAAATCCCTTACCTTTCTACTCTCCTAATTATAAGTAATTAAAGGGACAAAGAAAGGGATTGGTTGATAATGGGAAGAAAAAAGACACATGAAGAATTTATAAAAACGTTTGAAGAATTCGGGAATAAGACTATAAGAATAATTGATAAATATTCAAATGTAAAAACAAAAATGAAGTGTCAATGTTTATTGTGTGGTGAATATTTTTATTTAACATCATCTTGTTTATTTAGAGGGTATGGTCATAGAGAATGTTCTATTAAAAATAGAACTGAAAAAATAACTAAATCAAACGAAAAATTTATAGAAGAATTATTAGAAGTAAATAGCGATATTGAAGTTTTGGAAAAATACATTAACAGTAAAACAAAAATAGAGTGCAGGTGTAATATATGCAATAATATTTGGAGTTCAAAACCAAGTCATCTTTTGACTGGAAGCGGATGTCCAAAATGCAGATTTTCGAAAGGTGAAATGAAAATTAGAAAATATCTAGAAAATAATTCATTGTCATATTCTGCGCAACATAAATGTAATAATTTGCTTGGAATCAACAATGGAAAATTATCCTATGATTTTTATTTATCTGCATATAATCTTCTTATAGAATATCAGGGAAAATTCCACGATGGTACGGCAGACATACAAAATGATAAAGGATTTGAAATTCAAAAAGAGCATGATCGTCGTAAACAGAAATATGCTTTTGAAAATAATATTAAACTATTAGAAATATGGTATTGGGATTTTGATAATATAGAAGAGATACTAAGTAGAGAGTTGGGCGTTAAGTCTAGCTCTATTTCTATGTAAAAATATAAAACGAAAGGAGCTAGTATTAATGGCAGAAGAAATAAAAAGTAATAGACGAGTTAATATTACTACTCCGTCTAAAAATACTGAGATAGCAAAAATTATAAAAATAAAAGATGATAAAGAACCTAATTTTTATAAGTGTTGTTATTGTGGACAAACGTTTACAAAATTAGATGTAAACTTTCCAGCTTCTCAAAGTGAATTATATGCTGGATTAGACTATCATCTTCCTATTTGTAGAAAATGTTTAGATGTTTTATTTGAGCATTATACTGTTGCATATGGTGGTGATGAAGACATGGCAATTCGTAGAATATGTGAAAGTTTTAATCTTTATTTCAATATTAGTTTATTAAACGCTAGTCGTAAGATAACAAAAAACAGATCGAGAATTCACACTTATATTAGTCGGGCAAATTTACAACAATACAAAGATAAAACATATGACACTACTCTTGACGAGGAAAGAAAAGAAAAAAAAGAAGAAATAATTGAATCAAAAGAACATCTTGGAAAATTAAAAGCAGATGGGGTTGTATCTTCTTCCTTAACCACTGTCGATAGATGGGGTGCTGGTTTAACTGAATGGGATTATAGTACATTAGACGATCATTATAAAATGATTAAAAAGAACAATCCAAATTGTGATAATAATCAAGAAATATTTATCAAAGCATTATGTAATCTTAATTGGCTAATGATGAAAACATTAAGAACTGGTGACGGAGATTCGGATAAATACGTAAAACTAACAGAGCAATACAGCAAAACGTTTAAACAAGCTGGATTAAAAACAATTGAAGAAAAAGATGCCAGTAAAGACGAGGTTTTTGGTGTGACTTTAGCTACTATCTCAATGTACACACCTGAAGAATATTATTTAAATAAAGACTTGTACAAAGATCATGATGAAATTGGAGATTACGTTAGCAGGCATATGCTTAGACCTTTGAAAAACTTACAGACTGATTCTACGGATAGGGATTTTGAGTTCTTTGTCCCAGATACAGAAGAGGAGTTGGATGAAGATGACGAGTAAAAATATATACTGTGCCGATGAAAATCAGTTGACTCTATATAAAAAATTCCCAACTACTCACTATTTAAGTAATCCTACCAATGTGAAAAACACTTTAGCATGGTGTACATTTTGGCGCAGAAACATGCATCGATTTGCCATAGACTATTTAAAGCTTTCATTATTCACTTACCAGCAGTTATCCTTGTATGAAATGGGATGTTCAAATTTTATTTGTATCATAGCGAGTAGAAATAATGCTAAGTCTTTTATTATAGCCTTATATGCTTGTTGTAGGGCAATACTATATCCCGGAACAAAAATCGTGATAGGATCTGCTACGAGAGGTCAAAGTAAATTAATTGTAACAGAAAAAATACAAAACGAATTAATGGAGTGGTCTCCTCAACTAAGGAGAGAAATAAAAGAAGTTAAAGCAAATGGACAAGAAGTAATCGTGAAATTTCGCAATACATCAACAATTACAGTTTTTACAGCAAATGACAATGCAAGAGGTTTAAGAAGTCATTGTGCAGTTAGAGAAGAATTCAGACAAATAGATAAGAAAATAGATGATAAAGTAATATCACCTTTCCAGACCGTTAGAAATCGTCCATATACGAGAATTAAATATTATGAAAATATAAAAATATTACAAGAGGAGCCAGTTGACATATACATAAGTTCATCTTGGCAAGACTTATCTCATTGGATGTGGGAAATTGTAGATATGGCATATAATGGAATGTTGAAGAATGATGGTTCTGTATTATTAGCGTTTGATGAAAGTATAACATTAAAACATAACTTGAAAACAATGAAATATATGATTAGAGAAAAGAAAAAACAAGACCCTACTACTTGGAAGGTTGAGTTTTTAAATCTAAAGGTTAAAGATTCAATGTCGTCATATTTTACATATTCAATGCTAATGAGTAGACAGACACTTAAACATGTATTTTATCCACGTAATATATTAGATTATAAAAGCGGAAGAAAAAACAAATACTCCATACCAAAGCAAGACAATGAAACAAGGGTCGTATCATGTGATATATCATTCGTTGCCGGTGAAAAAAATGATAATTCTGTTTATAGTTGTATTAGAGGTATACCAGAATCTACTACATATGAAACAGATAATAATACTATTGAAGTAAAACATGGTTTTCGCAGGCAATATCCTTATATTGAATCCAACCAAATTGGTGACACAACTAAACAAGCTGTTCGTATTAGGCAGTTATATGAAGATTTTAATGCTGATTATATTGTAGTAGATGCTAGAAACGGTGGATTACAGGTCATTTATTCACTTCAAAAGGTACTTTATGATGAAGAAAGAAAAATAGAATATCCACCATTGAAATGTATGAATAATGATGATTACGCAAAATTATGCCCAGACCCAAATGCTAAAGCTTGTATATATGCGATCAATGCAACTCAAAACTTGAACAGTGATATAGCATCATCTTTTAGAAAAAATCTGCTAGAAAATAAAATAGACTTTTTAGTTAATTATAATATTGGAAAAGAAGAAATACTAGAAAATAACAAAGACTATAGAGAGTCTATTGATGTTGATGCTCAAGTCGAATTCGAAAGACCATTTTTAGAAACACAAGCAATGATTGGCGAATGTGCAGAATTACAATATGAAAGAATGCAACAAACTGGAATGATAAAAATATACGAACAAGGCAGTAACCGAAAAGATCGCTACTCGAGTGCATCCTACGGTAGTCACTTCCTAGACCAGCTGGAATTAGATTTACTATCTGGCAATTCAGATTATGATTATTGTACATTTATAAATTAAATAAGTCAGGAGGTGACGCAAAGTTGGAAAGTAACGAACAAAATGCTCCTAAAAAGAGAGGTAGACCACCTAAAAAACAAGAATCTGTAATATCGGAAACAAATAGCAACATAAATCCGTCAAATGAATATTGCTCTATTAGCAATAGTCTTCCCTTCTCTTCTAGTTATTATGGAATTGGGATGACTATTTTTGATTTATATAGTCAAGAACAAATATCAAATCTTGTTAAAGATCCCATTGGGAACAATGAAATGTTACGAGAAATTTCAAAGATTTTATATGGTTGTAACGGTACACTCACAAACACAATTGATTATATAACTGCAATGCCAACATTGGATAAAGTGTTAGTTCCATATGGCAAGAGCAAGCAAAAGAAAAATATTAACATTGAATTAGTTACATCTGCTTTACGTACAATTAAAGATAAAGAATTTGTTCGTGATGCACTTTACAATGGAATGATTGATGGTGCAGTATTTTATTATTTTGAAACAACAAACAGACCTTCAGTACCAACGAGTTATAATAATTTTGATATTGAAAATATTATAGAAATTAATGATCTCGGGATTAATGCTTCTATAATATCTTTACCGACAAGTTATTGTAGGATTGTTGGAATAAAAAACAATTCATATGTTATTGCCTTTAATTTGGAGTACTTCACTGATTGTAGTGGAGAAGCACAGTCTAAGAAATTGCGTAAATTCCCAAAAGAAATTAGAGATGCATTTAAAAATAAAGAAAGGCAAACATCAAACAATAATTGGATTGTATTGGACAACACTCACACTATTGTACATAAAATTAGAAGCTCAAAAAATGAAAAGTGGGGAAGACCATTAGTTCTAGCTGCTATCAAAGATATTTTATACAGTGATTACTTTACAGATACAAAAAGAAATGTACTTGACGAAATCAATAATAAAATAATATATCAAACATTTCCAGAAGGTAAAGATAAAGGAACTTGTGCATTAACAAAACCACAACAAGAAAATCAACATAATACTGTTAAAGGTGCGGTTATGAATAAAAACAATCGAGGAGGAGTCTCATTCTTCTCTGTCGCTTCTGGTACAAAACTTGATAGCTTAGATCCTAGTAATACAGATATTTTTGATTCAAAAAACGAAGAGAACCTAAATGATGTTATTGCATTAGGGCTAGGTATTGCAGGTGGCTTATTGAATGGATCAGGAGGTAGTAATTATTCGTCTCAACAAAGCAATATAGAATTATTAAGTTCTCAAGTCTTTCAATGGATAGAGTCTATTCAATATGAGTTAAACAAATGTATTAATCTTAATATAGTTAAGGATTCAAAAAATTATGTTGAAATTCACTATCTCCCTATTACTCATGTAAATAAAAAGACTATGGTTGGTTTCGCGAAAGAATTATATCTTCAAGGAAAAGGAAGTTTAGCTTTATGGGCTTCTGCTTGTGGAATTCCATCTAATGTATTCTTTGCACTACTTGATAAAGAATTAGAAGATGACGTAGAAAATAAGTATCCTACACATGAAACTTCTTTCACCATGTCTAAGGATAAAGAAGGTGGTCGTCCAGAGGTTGTCAATCCTCTTAACCCTGCTACTATTGCTACAAAGACAAGTGGTGGAAATAATCAAAAGAAACCAAGTACGAAGTAGAATTAACTATAGAATCTTTTAAATAGGTTCTTTTTTTGTGTGGAAAGGCGGTGATTAAAATTTGAGGATTATTGAATTATCAAATAAAAAACCCAAAAATGGAAGAAGAAAATTTAAGGCAGTTTTACATCGTATTTTCCCAGATGAGTGCATTGTCGATGAAACTGGAACACAACATAATGACAATGGTATTACATGGATAAGAGAATACTGTGAAAAGGCATTACCAACCATACAAGGTATGAGCTTACGATGTGAATTTGTTGATCCAGATAATAGAGTTGAAATACTTGGTCATGGTGAAACTGAAATTGTAAGTGATCTCCAATTGTTCGAAAATGCCACTTTAATCGGAAATTTTGTAAAGGGGTACATTGCAGAAATCGAATTAGATGGAGAATTACAAACTGTGTGTATTGCGGAAGGTGAAATTGATGAAGCTTGCTATAAAAGTTTCGTTGAAAAGCTAGAGCAAGATTTATCGGATGGATATGCTCCGTATGGAAGCGTTGAAATATATAGAACTGCTGACAATGACAGTATTGTTTACAAATATGGATATAAGGACTATGGGCGAGTACCCATGGAATTTATATACTCTGGATTTGCATTATTGGGTGTCAAGCCTGCTGATAAATCCGCAAAACTTTTAGAACTAAACAACAAGAAGGAGGAATCTATAATGGATGAAAAAATGTTACAGGGGTTTGTTACTGATATAAAATTAGTTATTTCAGAGACAAATTCTAAGAATGATGAATTGTCAAAAACAATTAGTGAACTTAATGAAGCTATTGCCGATAAGGACAAAACAATCTCTGAATTAAATACTAGTGCCGATGAGTTAAAAACTGCTTTGGAAAAGGCAGAGGAAGAACGTAAAGATCTTTGGAAAAAAGAGGACGAAATTTATAACGAGATTAAGATTTTAAAAGAGCAACTTGCAGAGGCACAAGCTAAAGAACGTGTCGGTGAAATGAATTCTGCTATCGTTGAGTTTTCTGATGAAGAAAAATCATATGCTAAAGACGAAATTGAAAGCTTTAAATCAGATCCGACTAGTTGCGAAATCAACTCTATCGTTGATAAGATTTGGGCAGTAATTGGGAAAAAGGCAAAAGAAACAGAAAAAGTTATTTCAGAACAAAATTCTACTTCTAATAATGAAGTTGATGATATTTTTGCTGAAGTAAGTGAAATTAACTCAGTAGATAATGATGATTCTATTTTTTAAGAAAGAAAGAGAGGATAAAATAATATGATTAAAGTTGAAACGTTAGGAATGTTAGATGTAGCAAAAAATAACCCTGTTTTAAAATCCGCAAAAGAGATTAAAAATTATACTTTTTTAGTAGATGATGGAGATGCTTACGTTGTTATGCAGACAAATGCAGGGGACGATGCCTACAGAGAAGATGTTGTGACTCTAATAGGCAAACCATTGAATGGCTTCCAATTAGAAGCGTGGAAGGGACAGAATCTGATTATTGATGCAAAACATATTGCTGGTGTTTTTGCAACAGTTTCTGTTAAAAATACAGTTTTAGTAATTGATGAAGCAACTGGAAAATTAAAAGTTGGTACTGCTAATGGCGTGCATTTTGTTGTTAAGGGTGCTACTCGCCTTACAGAAGATGCAGTAATAGCCAAAGTTGTAATAGCACCTACAGTTTAATTAAGGAAAGGATGGTAAATATAAATGAATAATACTTTTGAGTTAAATAATTTAAGAAAGGACACTGATTCTTTCAACGGAAAATTTACAAAACAATCTCCTGTTGTAGAGATTTTCTCTGCTATGGTAAATGGTCAGGAACTATCTAAATGGGGTAAAAGAGCTGATAAAGCGGTTGGTTATATCAAGGAGTTAAACTCTAGAGCTGACAATGGTGACTTTGGTGCTATTGCTGAATTAAATACTCTTAGACGTTTTATCATTGAGCCAGCACTTATGGAAGAAATAAAATTACTAGGTGTATTTGGTACATATAAAGCTTTAGGATTTGATGAGACTGTAGAAAGAGAAGTTTACACACATGTTGGTGAGAAATCTCGTGAACAAGCTGCCAACGGAGATGTGGTTTTCCCTACAATTGTAAAAGAAACTTACCAAGTTCCTACATTTTTAGTATCTGGTGGTTTTGAAGTTGATTATAGACGTGCTGCTTTAGGGGATATGTCCAAAGAAAATGAAGGTATGAACCGTGTAAGAATTGATATTAGAAACAGGGCTGCTCTCGCTGTTATTAATAAAATATATAAAGCTATCGTAGCTACAGAAGGTGTTAAATACGCAGCTGAAGATGCTGGTCTTACCAAGACAAGTTTAGACAGAGTTCTGACTAGCGTGAGACGTTTTGGAAAACCAACTTTTACTGGAGATTTTGCTTTACTTTCTCAAGTTACACCATTTGCTGGTTATGTAGGGGCAATTAATTCTAATACAATTACGGGAATCTCTGAAAAGATGATGAATGAAATTGCGGAGAATGGCTTACTTGGTATGTATAATGGTACTGTGTTAAGCGAAATGCCAAATGCATATAACTTAAATGTTATTACGGGAACAGGCGACACTAAGAATTTTGCACCATTACTTCCTGCTGGTTTAGGTTTCGTTATTCCTACGGGTGTGAATAGTCCTATCGCAACTTGGACAAGAGGTGGACTAACATCTTTCACTGGAAATGATGTGAAAACAGGTAAAATTATGACTAGATTTGATTTAGAGTGTGCTGCCGATATTTCAAAAGGACATGAGCACGAAGTCGGAATTATCCATGACACAAATTTAAGCGATTTAGTGTAAAGTTAAATATTTGTGATTTTTTGTTGAATAATTATCAACCACTTCACACACTTAAAGGATGTAGCTTATATGGTTACATCCTTTTATTGTTGAGTGGGTTAATAGTGGCTAAAGCAAAAAAACACACGACAAATTTATTAAAAATATCGAAGAAGTATTAAAACAAGAATAAGGTGAATAATTACATGCGAGAAGAAAACATATTTTATTGTTATTCAAAGAGTCTGTTTCATTTTCTAATGAGTTTTGATGAAAAATATATACAAAAAGGCACAAACAAACAAAGTGATACAATCTATTATACATTTCGTAAGTCAAGTAGATTAGATTCACTTATCGAATTATACAACACTATTAAGCATTCTGTTAATTGATAGAGAGAAATTAGTTGATAAAGGAGATATAGATAATGGCAAAAGAAACCAAAATTAACAAGGAAGTAAAAAGTAATAAAGAAGCTGAGGTCTCACCTCAAGAAATTAAACCAAAAGTTAACATTCAACAACTAGACACTGTAGTTAAAAAATTAGATTTAGATGAAAAAGTTACCATAAGAAACATCGCTGGGTGGAATGTAGGCTTTTCCAGATTATCCGATATGCGAGGTGATGTAATTGTACCTGCTAACGGCTCCACTAGATTAAGTAGAAATGAAATCATTATGCAAACTCAAAACGGAAATAGATTATTTCTCGGCACTGATACAATTGGATCTCATGCAACTTTATATATAGAAGATAGAGACACTCGCGTTGAAGTGGAATTTGATAATGATGATGAGAATAGAAAACAAGACATCTTAACAGACGCAAAAGTCACTAAAATGTTTAATTTAAAATCTGAAAAAGCATTTATAAATAACCTTGAGGAAAATATAGTAACAAGGGCTGAGAAATATGCATTAGTTCAGATGGTTAAGAAACTTAACTTTAATGAGTATTCAAAAATGAAGATAATTGAGGGATACACTGGATATAAATTTAATTAAGAATGGTGGTGAGAGATAATTGGCTAATACAACTTATGATGATGTAGTTAGAAGTTTTCATAGTTCTTTTCAAGAAAAAACTGTAATTCCCGAAACATTGGAACTTGAATGGTTCAAAAAAGCAGTCGGTAAGTTTTCTTTTGAAATAGAAATTGTTGAGTTTGACGAAGCGTTAATGGAGTTTAGTGTTAAGTTAGACAGATATGAAATTGATACTATGGCAGCAATGATGAAAAAATGTTATCAAGAAAGAGAATTATCTAAGGTAAATAAACGAATTAGCATTGTGGGACGTGATTTGAGCATAGACGGAAGCAACGGAAGTAAAACAGCATCAAGACAAGAACTAATATATGTATCATCAGAAGTTGATAAAATGCTATATAATCAAACACCAACCGCTTATAGTTGAAAGGAGTAATTATGCAAGAATGGTATCTTATGACTCCTAATACTAGACCAAATATTACTGGTGGGTTTGAAAATGAAACATATTCAAACTACAAAGATGATGCATTTGCCGAAGCCCTAGAAACTGATATAGCTACTACTGTTACAATTTATGATAGCAAATTAGCTAATCCCAAGATTATGCGGTGTGTAGTTCAAAATAATACAGCAAATAGCCAATTAGATTCTGCAAAAAGACAAGGTTTGTTTCAATTAAATACTGTGACTGATAGTTTTTATGTGTTGTTTGAAGATAGGTACTGGCTTATAACGGGATGTCCGGGAAATAATGGAGTTTATGAGAAAGTAGTCATGGAATTATGTAACTGGATTTTAAAATTCCAATCAGCAGATGGTACCATCCTCTCCTATCCTTGTGTAGATGAAACGACTCAAAGAGCTGGGGAAAAAGAAACTGTCACTGTTACTTTAGGTGATGGAGTACATAGTATAAAATTGCCATTTGATGATAATACAGTTTTACTAGGAGCAGACAGAAGATTCTTCTTAAGTAAGCATCCAACACATCCTACTCCATATCAGATTATTGGTGATCCTAACACAACTACCTATAATTACGGGAATAAAGGATTAATAAAATTGACTGTAAAGCAAGATGAATTGAAAAGTTCCGACATTGATAGAGTTGACTTAGGAATATGCGATTATTTTGAACCTACAATAAGTCAGATACCTCCAGATAAAGAAGGTTATTCCACAATTAAATATTCAAGTAATCCTGAGATTAGAATAGGTGGCTCTGCCAAAACATTTACATTTACTGCATATGATGAATTCAACAATGTGACTGATATTATACCCATATGGAAAGTTACTACACTTCCAGAATTTGAAGCATATATACATAAAACAGAAACAGCAAATTCAATTAAAATTAAAGCAGATGATATCGCATCTATGCTAGATAGTCAAATAAAACTTGAAGTATGTGATATTAATGATAATTATTACTCTTTTATTTTTATAAAAATTGTATCGGGGGTGTAACATTTGGCAAACTCACAGGAGATTATGCGGTATAAACAACAAATAATAAACACAATTCTTAACGACTATGAATTAGTCAAGCTAATAGATCTAAACTATATTGATGATACAGATGAATCCACTGTCGACGCTGATGATTTAATATATGTAAATATATTTCCTTATTATTATAATCCTGACACAATCGTGGAAGAAAAATGTTTTATTTTTATGACAGTTGACACTCCGAGAGTGCAAGATGATTTGATAAAAGATATGCAGATAACTATTATAGTAGTTGCTAATCAAGGCTTGATGAAAGTCCCATACAATAGTTTTGGTACTCGAATAGATCAAATGGGAGCTTGTGTCGATAGATTATTTAATGGTCGTCCAGATATAGGTTTTGGAACATTGTCACTTCTATCAAATTACGAAGGAAGTATAGACCCTAAACATAGGTGTAGAACGTTAAAATTTAAAGTTGAGGATTTTAATCAAAGTAGGTGTTCTCAATGAGTAAGGATATACATATTAAAAAATCTTTTTTACTGAGTGGTCAAGACTTTCCAGTTACAAAATCGTTAAATGTAAAACACCCCACTGTTCAGGAAGTGCTAGATATAGACAAAGAGCATAATGGTTTTTTTAGTGAAGATATCTACTATATATGGGTCAGTATTTTTACATGTGATCCATATGATTATATGGTTTATCTTGATGACAAAAAGATTGATTATGAAAATATTGATAGTTTTGACCTATTTATATTATTATACGAAGAAATGATGTTCAATTATAAAGAAAAATTAAGTGGACTATCGAAGGAAGAACAGCAAGCCCTGTTGTCTAATAGTCAGTATGGTCAGGCATTTAATTTCTTTTTTAATAAGAATAATATTACGATAGCAAAAGATGAAAACAATAACACTGTTATCGGAGATTGTAATGATAATTCGGTCTTAATTGATAGAGATGTTTTCGCTTTTATATCTGAATTTATTAAGCAAATTAACGGTATTTATGAAAGTGACAAGATTAACCCAGAAGATAATTTCGCTAAACAAATATTAATAGATGACGAGCGAGCACGATTGAAAAAACTTGCTAGAAAGCCAATGGAAGAAGTAAACAATAATAGACTTGGTAATCTACTATCTACTATAACATGGGTTGGAAATGGAGGTATAAGCCCATTCAACAGAAATGACTTGCATATGTACGACTTAGTAGATGGGATACACAGAACAGATAAGCTTTTAAATTATAATCACACTATGACTGGTTTATATTCTGGTTGTGTAGATAAAGACAAATTAGATATGCAAAAAATTAGTTGGCAAACATGAGCCAGCTTTTTTATTGCTCAAATCAATAAGAGGAGGTAATTATTAATGAAATATGCATTAAAAAAAGTAAGAAAAATTACAATACAAGATCCAGCTACACTTGAGAACAAAGCGATTTTAGATGAATTAAAATCTGTTCAATTGACGGGTGGTGCTGAGGTTGTATGGGCTGATGGTGCAGATGGAGCACACTTGGTAGGTTTCGATGTAAATAAAGTTGCGGCTCTTGTGGCATCTAACGGAGCAATAGATGAGGGCTATTTAGGATTACAAGTTGGTGATGACATGAAAACTATCTCCAATGGCTCCAGTATTTTATTTAGTGAGACACTAACAGTAAAGACAGTTGATACATTATTAACTACGCAAAAGGCAAGTGGCACAGTTGGAAATGAAATTGCATACGTATATCCTATTGATTCTACTGGATCACCAGATAGAAAAAATAAGCTTGTTCAAGCTGCGACTGCTACTGCTAAGAAATTTGCGTATGACCCTGTAACAAAAACAATTTCTTTCTTCGCTGGTGAAGCTCCTGTAGGAAAACAATTCTACGTTGAATACTTTCCTAAGTTCACCACATATGAAGAAATGAGCAACGATACAGATAAGTTTTCAGACACAGGTATTATTTATGTTGATTGCTGGTTTACAGATATCTGCACAAAAAAAGATGTTCCACTCCAGTTATATTTAGCCTCTGGAAAAATTTCTGCTGACATAGACTTGAGCTTTGGGGATGCAGCAGCTGTTCAAAACATAAATATAGAAGCTATGACATCATGCGGTAGTAAAGCACTATGGAAACTTAGAAAATACAATCTTGAAGATGTATCTAACGATTAATTGTTTTATCAACAGAGTAAGGATAAATTTTTTACTCTGTTGATTTATGAAGAAAGTAGGAATATACCATGAGTGAACAAGTTCCAAACACAGAATGTAGGATATGTGGACACATTTATTACTCTTGTCGTAAGTGCGGAGAGTTAAATCACTGGAAGTCAGTAGCTTGCTCTCCAGAACACTATTCTGAATATGTGACGAAAGTACTTGAAGAAAGAAGTAAATTTAACAAAGTAGATAGTGATAAAATTATAGATAAACCAACTGAAAAGGTAGTAATTAAGAAGACTAGCCGTGTAAAAATTAGTGAAAATGCTCAGTAATAATGAGGTATGCTCTTCGCTAATTTTGTTTTAGTGGATAGCATACCTATTTTTTTACAATTCAAAAACATAAAAATAGAGGTGGAAAAATGATAATGATAAGCAAGTTAACAGGAGAAAAATATGATGACGAATTGACAATAAAAATTCCAAATCAATTGCAAAGCTATAAGTATATGATTAATAAATTACCTTTAGTAGATATTATTTATACGGACAGATTGGTATTTATTTTCAATAAAGAACAGAGTAAGTCCTATTTTGATAAATGGTGCAAGCATGAATTATAATCACTTTTAGAAAAGTGAGTTATATATTGAAAATACATTTATTTAATAGATTGCCTAGACATAAAGAAAATATTAATTTAGAGAAAGGAATCCTATAATGGCACATTACAATTACATATGTAAAAAATGTAATGAAATAAAACTAGATCTAAAACTAGGTACGGCAAAAGAAATAGAAACTTGCCCTATCTGTGGACAAGAAATCAAGCGTGACTACTCTCCTATCGGGAACATATGGAAGTGTAGTGGAAATTACAATTCGACTAGATAGAAAGGAATCAAATGGCTAAAAGAATTAAATTAGTAATAGATAACCAAGTGCTTTCAGAATATGAAAAGCACTATTTTAATTTACACCCAAGGGCATATAAAAAACCAATTGAGCAACCATACCACCCTTCAGTGAATAAGTGGATGATAATGAAGCGTCCTATGATGAATGCTTTAAAACAAAAATGGAAAGATTTCATAATTTGGTTCATAGAAAATCAAGGTTATACTAACCTACATATTGAAAAATGTGAAATGAAATTTACTACATACTTTAAAACAAATAGAAGACACGATGCCGACAACACAGTGCCAAAGTTTATATTGGATGGATTGAGTGAGTCTGGATTTATTGTTGACGATGACAGTAAACATTTAACTAAATTAACTCTTCAATGTGGTTATGATAAAGATTTTCCACGTACAGAGATAGAAGTAATTGTGAATGAGTAAATACTTGGATACATATAGTGTTTATAAGCATACAAACAAATATAATAATAAAATATATATTGGTATAACAAAACAGAATCCTATAAAAAGGTGGGCTAATGGTAAAGGATATAAGATAAACAGTCATTTTAGAAATGCAATAGAGAAATATGGATGGGACAATTTTACAAAATACAAGTGCGAAAAGCCCACTCCTTTAGGCGTGGGATGGATAGCATAGTTTTGAACATTATTGAAAATATTGTGTATAAACCTATTGACAACATACACAAACTATAGTATTATTAAATCATGGAAAACAATTATAGACACACAAACACGACAGTATCTTTGATAAATTATCATTTTGTATTTTGTCCTAGATATAGAAGAAAAATATTCTTAATTCCACAAGTTGAAGAACGATTTAAAACATTGGTAAAAACTAAATGTGAGGAGATGGAAATAAATATAATTGCAATTGAATGCGATAAAGACCATGTTCATATGTTTTTAAATTGTCTACCAACTCAAAGTCCTGCTGATATTATGCAGAACATTAAGGGATTCACAAGTAAAATAATTAGAGAAGAGTTTAATCAACTATCAAAAATGCCTAGTCTATGGACAAGAAGTTATTTTGTTTCTACAGCTGGTAATGTATGTAGTGAAACCATTAAACAATATGTAGAAAATCAAAAATCAAGATATTAAGGAGGTGAATATTATGGCAAACTTTATTGTAGAATTTCCATTATTGACAGAACAATTTCAAGAAGATATATTGAATAAACGTTTTGAAATTGGTAGAAAGATGTATAATTCTTTAATAACAGTAACTCAAAAACGTTATAACGAAATGATTAAAACAAAACAACATAGGAATATAAAATCTGAATTATCAGAGATATACTCTTCTACTTCTAAAGATAATACAAAACGTAAAAAAGAATTATTTAAAGAATTAAACGATATGTATAAACAATTTAGTTTGTCAGAATATTCATTTCATGATGATATTAAATCAATGCAAAAGCATTTTAAAGATAATATAGATAGTTTTACAGCACAAAAAATAGCAACTACTTTATGGAAATCATATGATAAATTATTATTTGGTAATGGTAAATATATTCATTATAAAAAATACGACAGTTTAAATTCATTAGAAGGAAAATCTAATAATACTGGAATTAGACTTAAAAATGATTTTCTATTATGGAATGGTTTAAAAATTCCTGCA